TATTGTGGTTTACCCTGATGGCTATCCAAGCGCAGCAAATCACGCCACTTATGAAGCAGCTTTCAAACAAGCAATTGAGGGCGACAAGATAACTAGATTTATTCAGGATATGACCGAGCAGCTTTAGCAGTACCCACGTTAGCACCCTCCTCAACTAACGTGGTCTTGTGTCAGGTCGTAGTGGCCTGGCGCTCTTTTAAATTTAACGGAGACAGATGATGAATAAAGAAAGAGAAGCAATGGTTTATGTTTTTCGGCATAAAACAGAAGGGGTTGTTGTTTGCGGTCAAACTGATGCTGAAAACGTACTAGATAACCTAAAGTCTATTGGTTATAAACACACTCAGACAATAAATGCACCTTTATTTTTAGAGGGTGTCATTAATATGAAAAGCATCCACGACGTATGGGATGCAATCCATTGTATTGACCAATAACCCCAATAGGAGATAGACGATGGATAATTTAACTGTAAAATCAGCACAAATATTGTGTGAAGCGCTAGAAATATATAGCAATTATTTTGACGAAGATAACGAAGAATGCGCGATGCTAAAAGAAAATAACCTAGACTTATTTAATGCATACGTTGAATTATTTGAGCTGGCTAATAAAAGCTAGACAATAAAAAACTCACTTGACCGAGGAATCGAATTTCTAGTATAATACATAAACGCAGACGAAACGGGAATAAGCTCCCCGTTTTTGCATTCCCTCCTCCTTGGCCGTCTGCGTTATTAATTTTATAAGGAGAGTTTACTAAGGAGACAGCACGATGAAAAAAGCACAAAACCACCCCCAAATCACAAAAGAATACCTAGATTCAATCCTGCGTTATGATCCTGATACTGGTTTTTTTCATTGGCGCGTTACCCGCAGTCAAAATGCTAAGGAAGGAGGTTTGGCGGGAAGTATTCGAACTGACGGCTACACTAGAATCCTAGTGAGAAATAAACTTAGGTACGCTCACCGACTCGCATGGATATCACATTATGGTAATCAACCTACCGAGGAGATAGACCATATTGACCAAAACCCTTTAAACAATGCTATAAGCAACCTTAGATTGGTGACCCATAAAGAAAACCACAGGAATAAAGGTTTATGCGCTATCAATACCAGCGGAGTGAATGGCGTTTACTTGTTTAAATCGCGTGGCAAGTGGGTAGCTAATATTACGGTTGACAATAAGACGGTTTACCTTGGCATATATGAAGACTTTTTTGATGCTGTTTGCGCCCGCAAGTCTGCGGATATTAAATACGGATTTCATGCTAATCACGGTCAGTCATTATGAGTGGCTGGATTTGTTTACATCGTAAGCTCTTAAAATGGGAGTGGTACGATGACATTAATACTTCGCGTTTGTTTATTCACTGCCTTCTCAGGGCCAACCACACCGCTAAAAAATGGCAGGGTATTTATATACCTTCTGGTAGCTTTATTAGTGGGCGAAAGGTTTTAGCTAAAGAAACAGGTCTGACAGAGCAACAGGTGCGCACTTCATTAAACAAGCTAAAATCAACCAACGATATAACCATCGAATCAACCAACAAGAATTCGTTGATAACCCTTATGAACTGGGAGTCTTATCAAACTAAACCAGAACAGCAACCAGCTAAAACGCCAACGGATAACCAACGGATAACCAACAAACAACCAACGGGTAACCAACGGATAACCACAAACAACAATGTAAACAACGATAACAATGTAAACAACAAAGACAAACCCCAGCGCTTCGCTAAACCTTTGTTAAATGAATTGGAAGACTACAAGAAAGAAAAGCAATTAAACTTTGATCCGCAATCATTTCTTGATCACTATGATTCAAACGGTTGGAAGGTTGGGCGCAACTCAATGAAAGATTGGAAAGCCACAGCTCGGAACTGGTCAAAAAATAGCACAGGTTTTAGCCAACCCACTAAATCAACGTACAAGGATTTTCCAGCATGAATAAACAATGGCAAGCGCCTGAAGCGGAAAAGGTATTTATTGGCTCAATTTTAACTAGGCCATCGAGATTACTTGAAGTCACAGCTACGAAAGCTAGTTTTATGATTGAAGCACACGCGACTGTATTTGATGTGATTATGGATATGAACCAATCTAATAACCTGATTGATTTAATATCAGTAGCGGATCGCTTGACAGAGTTAAATGCTAGTTCAAAAAATAACGTTTATGCTTACCATGCTTCGTTTACTGGTGGTTGGTTACATCAGTTATCTAATTGGATGGAGGCGGCTGTTGTTGATTCTTTTTTCTATTCATCGCAAGAAATTATAATACGCGAGTATCGCAAGCGAGAAATAACAAAGATCAGTTATAACTTGAGCGAAGATTATGATGCTGATGTCGCCATACAAGAATTAATGAATTTAGAAGTGGTTGAGAAAAAGCACACCCACACGATTACTGAGGCTTTAACAGTTGCTATTGATAAAGTACAAGAGTTGGCACAGCATGGTGGTGTTGTTGGTTTGACAACTGGTTTAAAGGCTTTGGATGACGCTATTGGTGGATTCCAATCACCAGATTTATATATTATTGGAGCAAGGCCAGCAATGGGTAAAACAGCAGTTGCTATGAACATGATGCTATCTAATAATTGCGCGGCTGGATTCTTTTCGACTGAGCAACCAATGGAACAAATAGGAATTAGGACATTATCAATACAAAGCGGTGTTTCTGCTAATCGAGTAAGAAAGGCTGACTTCCAAAATGGCGATATAGAAAGGCTTATATCTACACTAGGACAACTTAAAGGTCGCAATGTATTAATCCATGACAAGGCTAATATAACGATTGGTGAGCTAATGCGTGAAGCTAGGCAAATGAAGTTTACTCACGATATACAAGCGGTCTATGTTGATTACATTCAGCGAATCAAAAGCCCGAAGGCAGAAAACAGACGGTTAGAAGTTGCTGACGTTGTGACGGGCCTTAAAACACTTGCCAGAGAACTAAATATTCCAGTTATAGCATTAGCACAGGTATCGCGAGAAGTTACTAAGCGGCCTGACAAGCGTCCTCACATGGGCGATCTTTTAGAGTCTGGTGTCATAGAGCAAGAAGCTGACGTTGTGATGATGCTTTACCGTGATGAGGTCTACAACGAAGACACAAATGAAAAAGGTATTATTGAAATATTAATCGATAAGAACCGACACGGGCCAACTGGCAAGCTTAAATTTGCATGGATTGGCGATCAAATGAAAATAGCGGATCTGCAAGGGGGGTCGTTTTAATGTTAAAGCATATTACAGAATATCTACCAAAGCACTTAGCCAAGGGTTATCGAGAATACTTAGAAAGGCAAATAGCCAATCAAACAAGCACAATGACAGAAGAAGAAATACAGGATAATTTAAAGCAATTGAAAGAGTGTGTTAAATAAAGCAAATTACCTATTGACCTGTTAGCACAAATCTATATAATAAGGGTTATTGAAACAACGCAACCAGGAAAGAAAATGAAAAATAAAGTAATCAAATTATTAGTAAAAAGAGGAAACAACGAGAATGACGTAACTGTGATGGTAGCTGCTAATTATGATTATGCGGTAAGCACTTATTCACAAGCCAAGGCTTCTTTTATTGCCGATGTTATAAGCGCTCTACAATGAGCGCAGATCTAAATTATTCGATAATCGAGAGACATATCTCGGTTATCAAAAACGGTGAAGCGATATTGCATAATGATTGCATAATGACAGTTTCTAATAACAATATTAAAAGAGGCGGACTAGGCTTAACAATATTTGGAGATAGCTACCATTGCGGTTATAAGCCAGTAAAATTGGTAGAGTTTAAACACGTAAAGGCAATTTAGACATGAAAGAAACTAAAAAAGCAAGGACGCACTTAACAGGCAACCAACACAATAAGCTTCCGCTAGATAAAGTAATTGGAAGTTATTGGCGGGTAAGATGTACAGCAGCATCTAAGCTAGAGTGGAAAGCTAAAGCAAAAGCGGCTGGAATGAATGATTCAGAATACACGAGAATGAAGCTAAACGAGGAATAGCCAATGAGTAAGCAATCAACAGCAGACAAGTCATACTTTAATCAATGCGATGAAGAAGATTGTGGCAAAGACATTCCGCGCAAAGAAGACCAGTCAAACAGTAATTATAATCGTATTAAAAAATGCTCACCCGAATGCGCGACTAAAGCAAGAAATAGAGGTGCTTTAATTAAGCTGGGCCATATAGAACGAAAGATTAACTTTGACGCAATAAGCTGTTTTTATCTGGGCAAGCAACATTTATTGAAGAGGGCAACATGAAAGACAACGAAGCATTGCTAGATTTTAACGACGATATACCCAACGCACTAGACACGCAAATAGGAGGTGATCACTACAATACTCAAGGTTTGCAGCCATTTGAAATTGCATATGCTAATTTTGGATATTATGCAATACAGCATTCAGTTTATGTAAAAGTCTTGAAATACCTTAACCGAAATAAAGGAACACACCGCGAAGACGTAGAAAAAGCAATACATTGCTTGCAGATACAACTTCAATTTTTAGATCAGCATGAAGCCGAACAGGAGAAATAAGATGAATCCAATATTATTTACAGTAACAATATTTACAGGTGTAATACTTTGCGCTTTAAAATTGTCAACGATAATCGATTGGTCTTGGTGGTGGGTAACTTTGCCGTTTTGGGGAATGGTTGGTGGGTGTATGCTTTACATTATCGGAACATGGGTATGGTATTACATGCAAATGAGCTTTGATAAATTTTTTAAATAATTAAATAGGATAGTAAGATGGCTAGAAACTTAAATTCATGCTCGTTTATTGGACGGCTTGGTAAAGACCCAGAAATAAAAAACATGCCTAACGGTAATGCGGTGGCTAACTTTGGTATTGCTGTAGGTGATGATTACAAGGATAAGCAAGGCCAGAAGGTTGAGCAAACCAATTGGGTCAATGTTGTGATCTTTGGGAAACTGGCTGAAATTTGTGGTCAGTATCTAACAAAAGGATCACAGGTTTACATTAACGGAAAGTTTGTAACTAGGAAATGGCAAGACAAAGAAGGTAACGATAAATACAGCACTGAGATAGTAGCCAACGAAATGGAAATGCTAGGCGGAAAGTCTGATGATGGAGCTAAAGCGGCTCAACCAGATAAATACCCAAGTCATCAACCACAGCCAGCTAATAACCAGCCTGTAGATGATTCATCGTTTGATAATATCCCTTTTAGCTGAATCCCCTTGTAGTCACTGGTAATTAGTGATATGCTCTTGGGATGTAAAATATTAAGAGCAATAATAATGAAGATATGTTTTAAGTGCGGAGAAGATTTACCCTTCTCCGAGTTTTACGAACACAAGCAAATGGCTGATGGGTATTTAGGAAAATGCAAGGGTTGCGCCAAGTTAGATGTAACGGAAAACAGAAATAAAAATATTGATAAATATAGGAAATACGACAGAGACAGGGGTAATAGGCAAACACCAGAGTATTTAATTGAGTTAAGAGCTAAATACCCTAATCAATATAAAGCGCAAAACATAGTTAGTAACGCTATTAGAGACGGGAAGCTACACAAAGAGCCATGCGAAATATGCGGAGAATCAAAAGTACACGCACACCACGACGATTACCTGAAGCCATTAAACGTAAGATGGTTATGCGCGGCTCATCACAAGCAATGGCACAGAGACAACGGAGACGGACTGAACAAATGAGTGAGCTAATATGGGACAATCCAATTAAATCGGGTGGCTTACAAAGCATCAAGTCAGGCCCGTATATGATCACTAAGCAGGGTGAAAGATATCAGGCGTCTAGGCTAAGAAGCTGGGAGAACTTAGGCCCAGCAGGGACGCTAGAGGCAGCTAAAAAGCTATGCGAGCAATCAAGATGAACATTACAATTATAGTCGTTACAACTTTAATTATTGCGGCGATTGCTATGCTTGCATTATTTGCATGGCTTTCTGACTTTAACAAAAAAGACAACGAGAGCTAATCTAATGAACGATAAAACAACAATCATTGAGTGGAAAGACCTAGCCCACATGTATTATAAAGCATGGCAGCTAGCACTAGAAGAAGCTGAATTATTACAGTTAGAGATTCAGGTCTTGCAGCAGCTAGAGAAAGATAATCAACGAGGTGAAGTATGCACACAGAACTTGAATATGAACTTAAAGAGATCCAGATGGAGTTAGCATTAGACCGCATTAAAGAGCTAGAAGAACGGCTCCATTATAACGGCTTAACTATGGATATAAATGAGCGTCGAATTAAAGAGCTAGAAGGCACAGTTACAATATTAATTGAATCTAATAGCAGTTGGAGAATGAATTTAAGTGATGCTGATGAAGATATAATTGATGCGCTAATTAATAGAGGTGATTAGATGAGTGAAGAAATTGAAGGCATTAACATAAGCAAGGCTTTAGATTATATCCGAGTCCACGCACCAGAGTTGGCAGCGGCTAAAGCGGCTAGGATTTACTTAGAACAGTTTAGAAAAAGTAAAAAGGCTTTGCTGATTAATGACGCACCGACAGGCACTATTCAGTCTAAAGAATCCTATGCTTATGCTCACGATGAATATTTACAACTACTGACAGACCTTCAGTCAGCAGTAGAGCAAGAGGAGCACTTTAAATGGATGATGGTAGCAGCGCAGCTCAAAGTCGAGGTGTACCGCACACAGCAAGCTAACAACAGATTTATTGATAGGGCGCATACATGAACACGGTCAGATTCAACTTCTATTTTGAAGACATTAACGCTCAAGTGTTTGCAATCGCTTTTATAGCAATGGGAATTATCAGCTACCAGATTTGTAAATGTATAATTAACTATGTGAGGGGTAAGTAATGAGTAATACAATACTAGTAGAGCTTAAAGAAGCAATAAGAACTGAAAACGTATCATGGCTTCGTGAGTTAACGGTAATGATACAAAGAATTGCGGATGATTTGGAAAGGCAAGGAGCAAAGTAATGAGTAAGACTCTACGCGCTAAAGCATTAAAGCAAAAGAAGTGTAAAAACTTAGATTGCAAAGCTTTATATACGCCATGGAAATCAACACAGCAAGCCTGTTCAATTACATGCGCGTTAAAGATAGTTAAGCAAAAGCAAAAGATTAAGTACAAAGTCGAAACGCGTGAGATGAAAAAAGAGGTAAACAATAACAGTAGATCGCACCAACTTAAATTAACACAGACCGAATTTAACAAGTACATTAGACTGAGAGATGAATTAAACCCTTGCATTAGTTGCGGTACAACGGCAAATGTTGAATACTGTGCTGGTCACTATAAGACTGTAGGTGCAAATCCAGAGTTAAGATTCTGTGAAATAAACGTACATAAACAATGTAATAAAAATTGCAACCTTGAAATGTCAGGCAATATTCTAATGTATAGGAAGGGCTTAATAAATAAAATTGGCCTAAAGGAGCTAGACTGGCTAGAAGGGCCACACGAAGCAGCGAACTACACGCTAGACGATATAAAAGAAATTAGGAAGAAGTACAAAGATAAAATTAAACATCACGAACAAAGGATAGGAGAATAGATGTAAGTAAATTATTATTAAGTAAACACACAGAAGCAAAAGTAATTGCCGCAATTTGGGAAATGGGTATTGAGTCTCTAAATCCTGACGACTTTGATGATGTTGAAAGAATCATTAAAAACATCACTAACACGCGACACATCAATTCTGAAACTATAAAAATAGAAAGAACAATTCTCAATGGGTATAGATATGAACAATCACACAAAGTTTAAAAGATGGCTCGACACCCAGACTGGCGCTAAAGAAGCGCCGAAAAAAGTCTTTAGCGAAGACGACATGAAGACCGCATGGTTCAACGGTTACTCAACGCGCAATGTTGAAATGCGAGAATTGATTGATGTAGAAGCCGAGAAACATAATATATTTTTATCAGAGCTTGCAGTCGCTAATACTATAAATCGAATGGCTGCACCAGTGGAGATCAAGAATGAGTGAAGAAACAGAAACCCTTATAGATTACGGCGTAACCGCAACGGGTGGCGTAATGATTAATGATAATCGCGCCCTTCTTGAAATGGAAAAGCTTTGTACTAGCATGAGCGCTGGAGAAGGTTTATTAATATCACGCGAAGAAAAAAGCGAGTTAATTGATATTATACACAAATACTTTATTCGTAGCGGCCCAATTATGGAGCTAGAAATACCTAAGCGGAGCGATTAAGATGGAATTAACGGAAAGGCAGCAAAACATAAGCGATCTAAGAGACGAAGGCTATACGATGCAGCAAATAGCTGATAAATTCGGAATTAATTTGCGTTCGGCTACTCGAAGTTGGGCGGGTGCTGTGAAAAAATCAGCATCTTACAGAATGTCGCCAGGCTTTGAAATTGACAGGAAGACAGAGGGTCGATGGTACGAAGACCCAGAAACAGGTGAGCGGCGAGTTGAATATTTAAAGTCCAAGCGTACTAAGGAATCAACTACTGGTCTTGCTGATGCTTTTCGGGCTTCTATATCCGACATAAAGCCATTAAAAAAAATTAAAATACCAAAAACCAGTATGAAGGATAGTATGGTCGTTTATCCAATGGGTGACCCACATATAGGCCTATACGCATATCATAAAGAAGTGGGTGAAGATTTTGATTGTGATATAGCAGAGCGTGATTTATTAGCAGCTGTTGATTATTTATTCAGTGTCGCGCCTCCTACAGACGAGGCTTTAGTCGTAAACTTAGGTGATTTTTTCCACAGTGATAGTGGGCGCAACGCAACAACCAAAGGAACTCCTGTAGACGTTGACACCCGTTGGAGCAGAGTTTTATTAATAGGAATAAAGGTTCAGATTAGAATGATAGAACTGGCATTGGGCAACCACAAGCGAGTAACTGCAATTATAGCACCTGGAAACCATGACGCAGAATCAAGTATATTATTAACTATAGCCTTGCAGCTTTATTTTGAAAACAATAAACGAGTTACGATTCAAGAACCAAATATGTTTCATTTCTATGAGTTTGGCGCTAACTTGATAGGTGTTTGCCATGGTCACACTGTCAAAAAAGAAAACTTACCACAGTTAATGGCTGAAGATATGCCTGAAGCATGGGGAAGAACTAAGCATCGATATTGGTACACTGGACACATACACCACAGAACATTGCTAGAAGTTGGCTCGAGCATAGTTGAATCATTCCGAACACTTGCAGGAAAGGACACATGGCATCACGGGCAGGGCTACCGAGCAGGTCGAGATATGAACGCTATTGTATTACATAAAAAATACGGTGAAACAGACCGTCATAGGTGTGACATACTGAGAGCAAGGGCATGAATAAAGAAGACGCTGAGGCATTATTAGCAAAGTGGGGCGAATGGCAGCAAGGTAGTCAGAACCACGGTTACTCTACAACTAGTACAATTGGCCGAGCAATAATTCAAGGTGGCGCTGGCGCAAGTCAAGCGACCTGCCCTGTTATTCCTGATATGACCGAAGAAGTGCAAAAAGTAGAAGACGCGGTAAATTTAATGGACGGTAAAACACAGAAAATAATCAGAGGTATTTATATATACGGCTATTCACAAAGAGAAATGTCAGGAGATTACAAAATAAGCAGGGCCGAGATAGCAAAACGACACGATGCGTGCGCTAATTTTATTGCTGGGAAACTGTCTTAAAATAAAAGTTGACTATGGCAAGCCAAACATGGTAGTGTAGCCATTACGGTGGATTTTTACACACTAAACAAACTTACTCGGCAAGACCCCAGCCCACTCCATACGTGGGTTTTTTTATGCTTGCTACTATTTCAGCCCCACGCCGCCAACAAACTCAACTAATTGCTAACACAGCAATAAACTAATGAATGCGGATATGTGGGGCGAATCTATTTAGGTGTTATGATGATAAAGACTAAGAACTTTAATCCAGATACCGACCCAAAGCTATTATGTACTTGTGGGCATGACCTTTGTGATCAAAGATCAGTCAGCCAAGAGCATTTAAATCGATTACAAACGGTAAGAAACATCATAGGCCCGTTGTTTGTCACGTCTGGCGGTCGATGTCCTTATCACGAAGACGAATTACACAGAACAACACCAGCAGACCATCAAAAGATGCAAGGTGTTGACGTAAGATGCAACGGTCAAAGCCGTGGCAATATTGTAGAAGCCGGAATGTTAGCAGGCTGTAACGCTCTTGGTGTAGCTAAATACTTTGTCCACTTGGGATATAGGCCAGAGCTACCAGACGGCCATTTAACTATGTGGGTTTACTAATGTATATTAAACTATTATTTATATTATCATTATTCAGTACAAGTCTAAGCGCGGCTACGTTTCTTAAAGCAGCGCCGCCTATTTATTTCTTTGACATGCCTGATGAAACTTTTATCTGTAATGCAAGCTCTGTTCCACTAACTTGTATCGGCTATCATAAAGAAACTGACGTTAAAATTAAGTATTACTGTATTGCAACAACACCAGAGCTAGGTTATTTAAAAGAGTGCGCGGTTGTTAATGGTGTTTTGATATGAGTTTCTTAGGATTTCTATCAGGTGCTATGAAGCCTATAGCTGACATTATTGACGAAGTACATACATCTGACGAAGAACGAGAAACCTTACGTCTTGAGTTTTTTAAGTTGCAGACTGGATTAGCTACTCAGGCGATGGAATATGAGAAGCAGTTACTAGACTCACAATCAAGCATAATTATTGCGGAAGCAAAGGGTGGTAGTTGGATACAACAAAACTGGCGACCGATTACCATGCTAACCTTTTTGGTTTTGGTGGTGTTAGATTCATTTGGTATTCTAGCAAGTCCTTTGGCTGATGAAGCTTGGACGCTATTGCAGTTAGGTTTAGGTGGTTATGTAGTTGGACGAAGTGTTGAAAAAGCCATTCCATCAATTGCACAGGCCGTTAAAAAATAATGTCTCTTTTAAACTTTCTTACAACAAAATCACAAAATGGATTTGTATCAATGAAATTTCTACCAGTGCTTGGATTTTGCTTTGTTGTGTTAGGTTCTACTACAGGATTTTATTATAACACTATTGATATAGGACGTAATGTAGACAAGATAAACGCTATGTTGCCGCAAATGGTGCAGGCTAAGACATTAGAATTAGAATTAAGATACCGAGACCAGAACATAGCCAACTTAGATAAGAAGGTTGACGCCAATTCGGACAGAGTAAATAAACAGCTAGACAATATATCAAGTCAACTTAACGATATAACTAAACTTTTGCTGGCAGATAAAAAATGAACTATGAAATTTTAAAGATGGAGTTATTGAACGGCGGTTATGCGTCAATGAATAGCCAAGAAGCAGCCAGCTACTTGAACAATGTTAATATCCCAACATTGAAGAAGGTAAAATATACTGACGTTGCTAGTTATTTATCTGTAGCTGGTAAGTTTCTAGCTATAACAGAGTCAACTAAAGACAGCGCCAAGATGTATAGACTGGCAGCGGCTACGTTTACAACCTTTGATCTTTCTAAGCCTTTTGTAAATACGGTTATTGAAGGATCACTTAAAAATCTAGTAGATGATAATTTACTGTCTGACACAAACAAAGCAGCTATTTTAAATTTAGCAGGTGCGGGTAGTATTTCCAGAGCCGCGCAGCTTGGACTAAACCATGTAAGCGAAGCCCAAGTAACAACAGCGAGAGAATCATAATGACTACAGGCGCAGCATTGCAAGATTGGGACGGAACGCCAACAACGGTTATTACTGGCACAGCAACTATTGCTGATGATGCTTTTGCGGTTCATAGCACTAATGCCACTATTGTTGAGTTTGATAACTCATCAGATAAATGGCCTATGGCAATAGCAACCTTAAAAATACCTGACACGTTTGGCGGCGCACCAACAGTGGGAAGCACTATTGATTTATATATGTGTACGCAAGACTTGGCAGGTGACACTGGCGACGACGAAACCGCGCCTACCACAACCTTAGTTAAAAGCGCTAAATATAAAGCCTCGTTTGGCCCACTATACGCAGTAGACGAAGACCAACAACTAACTACAGTTATATCATTATTAGGCGTTAAAAAAGCTAAGTTCTTTATACAAAATAAATCAGGGCAAACAATGTCATTCTCAGCAGGCTTTACGGTTGAGCTTGAAGGTATGACCTACGCGCCCCAGGCTTAACCCATGTGGATTCCAGACCCAAGATGGGAAAGCCCTGATTTAATGCTGGGGCGTAAGCCCACGGACGAAGTAGTGATTGATAGTAACGCTAACAACGCAGCCGGTATAAGTCTTTTTTTTCTTGGCATTAATCAGCTTGATTTAGCAACTAATCAAGTAATGGAGGTGTCTGGAAGCTCCTCATCTCTATCAAATCAAGTTATAAACGGTGAAATGGCTACTGTTGCAGATGGCACTGCATTTGCGGGTTATACGATACCTACTCCGCTAGTTGCAGATGAAAATACGCCCTGGGAGATTACATTTAAAGTAAGACGGCGCGGAATTAATAATCACGGTATGTTGATGGGAGACACTGTTTTACAGTGTTATTTATGGGTTAATAATTCACAAATAGAGTTTGCTAGCAAATCCCAGAATTATTACAGTTTTAGTACAGGATATGTAGCTAGTAGCCTTGCGCTTTACACGATTACAAGTGACGGTGGAGGGGCTTCTGGCAGCACATTAAATTTTTATATAGACGGTATTAAAAAACAAACAATAACTTCTGCCACGTCAGATTTTGATATTAGAAACTTAATGGATGGGTATGGAGATAGTCATGCATTCGAGGGAGATTTATTTTACGCAAAAATAACAACAGGCGTTATTTATTCTGATCAGAAAGTAAAGGATCAAAGCAAGAGTCTTTATACACTTCTAATACCTGCCTAATGCGTCCAAGTAGAATATATTTTCCGAGTGCTGGCGGTGGATCAACGGTATTAATGACTATATCTGAGTCTATAATAAGCGCTGATACATCTTTATTAAAAGCGGGGTTTATTTCTACACTATTGGAGTCAATTTCAGTAGTAGACACAAGCACAGGTAAATTATCAGCATTGTTAAGCGTATCTGAATTAGCAGGCGCATCTGATTTTGATGCAGGGCAATACGCGACAAGTCAAGAAGTCATAGAAGCCGTAGAAGCTAACGATCTATCAAGCGCATTATTTAAGGCAATATTAGCTCAAAATATTAATGCTATTGTATCAGATGCGGTAAGCATAAAGGCAAGCTTTGGTGTAACATTAAACGAATCTTTGTCAGGTGTTGACAATGACACCGGTAAGGCTTCATTTATTGCAACACTATCAGAATCAATTGTAGGTGTTGACGCTGCAAGCATTGTATCAAGCGCTATAACAGCGACCATTGGCGAAGTAATAGCATCAGCAGATGGTGTTAGTATGAAAGCTAATTTTATTATGACGTTAGGCGAATCAGTAAATGTTAGCGATATACAGTCTAGTCAAGCGTCCTTAATATCGACTATAAACGAAGCTATAACGTCAAATGATGCCTTTAATTCGGTATCAGTGTATACTTTAACAATTGGCGAAGCTTTAACCGCTTTAGATGCGCTTAGTAATGCGTTAGGAAGTATAAAAGGCTTTATCACAGCAACGATAACTATCAACCCTTTAATTAATATAGAAACGAGCATCAACCCGATTATCACAGGAACAATAACGGTAACTTAAATATGAATACTGAATTAGCAAAAGCAGCAATGCACTGGACAATGGTTGCCAAAGATAAATTAGGCAATGTAAAATGGAAGGATGAAGGCAAAAATCTTATTGTCAATACTGGACTGGATTATTTGCTTGAAAATGATGTAGTAGCTGCAACGCTCTATATCGGATTAACTGACGGAACGCCAACAATCGCAGCCGGTGACACAATGGCCTCGCATTCAGGCTGGACTGAAGTAACGGCTTATGACGAAGGCTCACGACCCGAGTGGGGCCAAGGCGCAGCTAGTGGCGGTGTAACGACTAATGGAACAGCAGTAACGTTTACGGCTAGTGGTTCCACAACAGTAGGCGGTGGCTTTCTAACAACTAACGCAACTAAAGGCGGTACTACCGGTACTTTGTTTAGTGTTAAAGCAGCAACAGAAGGCAATCGTTCTTTAGTAGACGATGATACACTTGATGTTACTATTTCGTTGACTGTTACCAGCTCATAATGGATGTATTTATTGACAACACGGGCTTACTTCGTGTAACGAACGCAAAAATAACGGCGCTCGATGGCACGACATCAGATTTAACTCTGACCGGTGATGTCACAATACTGACTAGCACAGGTAATGAAGTGGCGGGTCAAACATGGCCCCAATCTTTAACTTTAAACAGCGCTGGTGATTATTCGGCAATTATTGAATCTGATTTAGTGCTAATACCTGGTAGGTATTATACGGCTTTAATAACATTTGGAACGGCTCCTAATGCTTATGGCGAGTTTAATGTTGCTTTTAAAGCAGTTGATAGAGCGGCTATATAATGAAATATAAATCATCAGGCTCAAAACTATCGTATGTACATGACCTAACCTTAGCGCTTGGTGATGATACTATAACGTCTAGTACATGGGTGCTTGATAGCGGCATTACAAATGTATCAGACACTAACACAGTCACCTCAGCGACTATAACAGTATCAGGTGGCACGAATGGAACTACTTACAAGTTAAGGCACTCAGTAGACACTGCAGGCGGCTTAAAGCACGTTAAGGACTTCTATGTAAAGGTACAAGATCAAAGGGCGGGTGATTAATGCCTATTTCACCCCCACAGCATAGACCAGCTTACGCACCCAATAGGCAGCAAGCTAAGAAGGCAAGTAATAAGCATTACAATAAGAATGTAAGAACAGGTCAGGAGTTCTATAATTCAAAGCAATGGAAAGACCTTAGAGCATGGTTTGTTAAACGTAATCCATTGTGCGTTGAATGTAAGGTTAATGGTATAGCTAAGCCAGTTGAAATAGTCGATCATATAAAGGAGGTTAAAGACGGTGGTTCTATGCTATGCGTTACTAACTTACAAAGCATGTGCCATCGACATCATAACATTAAGACGGCTAACTATAGGGTAGGGCTATGTTAATCCCTGTTAGTATAGGTTTCAGAAAG